GTTCTGCTTTTTCAATACCTCTTTGACCAACATAAGTATTGGCTAAACTAGCTAAATTTTGGAATATGCTAGGTTTTACATAATGACCACTAATCATCTGACCTTGTGGCTGTTGCATACCTTGTTGCATCAACATTTCAGCCATTTTTTGCTGGCGTAAAATTTGTTGCTGTTGCAACATCTGTTCGGGAGTTAGTGTTCCAATATCAGCCATGATTATTCAATTCCTGATGAGCCTGAAGTTGCACCACTATCATAATTAGCGTATGGGTTTGACCAATTAGGCGTTTCTCTGCCACCCATTATTTCAGGTTTTGTTGGGTCTTTTTTACGCAACATCATTGCCAAAGCAAGTTGATTCATGCCAGCACCATTTTGCGTTTGACCAGCTTGACTTGCTAATTGACCTTGTTGTGCAAGTGCCGCTTGTTGATTGGCTTGTTGCTGACCAAAGTTTTGAAATACAGGTTGCAGTCCGCTAACATCCTGCATTGGTTGACCTTGAAGAATATATGGGTTCATAGTAGTCCGTAATCTACGACTTTATAGCCGTCATCTAAAGTTTTAACTGCATAAGGGTAGACTTGCTCTACTTCTTGAGCCATGTAGCCATAATGAACACCATGTCCAGCTAATTCGTGATCTTTAAACTCAGGTTTGTATTCGTAGCGATAAACAGTCAAACCGTTTTGTGCAATGCCAATTGGTTCAATGTTTTCTTTCATGCGGATGTCAGATGCCGCAATAATTCCAGCACCGCCAAGACTAAACATACCGCTTGTCATAGCGTTATTAGCGGCATTTTGAGCGTTAGATGCGGCTAAATTAGCGTTATAACCCATTTGTGTAGCACCCAAAATATCAGCACCAGCAGTATTCGCTTGCATAGCAGGGTTTACAAAAGTAGGGTTTTGCACTTGAGCACCTGAACGCACCGCATTAAGGGTATTGATTGGTTCATTGCGTTTATAAGCAAGTTCATTAAATCCTTGAGCACGGGCTGTATTACCTACGTTAAAACCTTGTGTAGTTGCGGCCGCAAGCAAATCATTTTCTTTTTGACTTTGCGTCATCATTGCTCTGTTATAGGCTTCTGAACCTACGGGAATACCCGAATTAGCTAATTGAGTGCTTAATGCTTCACGCCCTTGTTCAATTTGGGGCTTAAGGCGTTGCATATAAGCATCTTGATAGTTTTGGCTAGGATTAAAGCCAGTAGAAGGTAAAGAACTTGTATCAAAAGGTTTGTCAATCATATTTTCTACATAACTAAGACCTTTTTGACCTAATTCACCAGTACCAATACTTAATTTGTTTTGAATATCTAATAGTTTTTGTTGATCGGGAGCAAGTTTTTGAGTAGCGTTCCACATAGGATTGCCATATTTGTCCTCGCCCGACATATTGTATTCAACAGAACCATAAGGCGTGTATTGGTTTACACGATTGGCGGCAATATTAGCCCGTGCCGCATCTAAATTACCTGCCGCAGTTTCTTTTGCCGCACCTGCATAATCAGGTGGTGGCGGTGCAGAAGCCGACTTTCCCATATCTTTCTCCTAAAAACTTACATTTGTCTTTTGACATTACAAAAAACAACAAATCTCCAGTAGGAAAAACATCAAGTAATCGTGCTTGTTCCTCAAACCCCAATTTCTTGACAAATTCTACCGACTTGTCGTTACTACTTACCACAGGGGCAACAATTTTATCTACCCCTAATTGTATAAAAGGATAGTCAAAAATGGTAGCTAAATATTGCCGATTTAATCCTTTTTCGAGATAAATATGGCAAGTTACCGACTTTTTGTTGAAATCCTCATACCAAACTACTGCTTCTATTTCATCTGTTACCCATCCGATTGTGGTGGAATTTTCAGGTGTCCATACCATGTTTAACTTTTGGGCGATAAATGGCCCTAATAAGTCTTTATCAAAACATAGCAATTACAGTACGCCCCCAGTTTCCATTACATAATCGGTTGATGCCCAATGCAGTTCAATACCTTGCGATGCCACATTAATATTAATTGATCCAGCAAATCCTGTTCCCGTGACACCTTGCCAAAACTTAGTGGTAGTCAAAGTTCCACCCCAATTAGTGTCATCCCATAAAGATATGTCCCAAACACCCACATCTAATGTGGCTGGATTAAAGGCAACTTGATTAACTAATGGCTGGGTATCAAAATCGGTGCTAATACCGCATAAAACGGTCGGTAAGCCGTTATCTGTCTGTAGGATAGGGCGTACTAAGGTAAATCGTTTTAACTGCCCACGACTGTCAAAATAGCTATACGCTTGCTGTGCAGTTGCAGTAATGTTAGAACCGTTATCAGAAGGCTGACTATAAAACTGACCAACATAGCCATTAGCACCAAAGTAAATCTTGTTACTTCCTGAAACTTCCCAGCAAAGGGCATTTACGCCAGTAAATCTAGCCCATGACTTTGTAATCGTGTGCATGACATATTGTTCAAATCCTGTGCCAGTAGGAATGTTCAAAATGAGCATATTTTCACTAGCAAAGTAATTAATCTGCCAGCCAAATTCAGCATAAAAAGTAGTTGCCGCTTGGCTTACAGCGTAATAAATCTTGTCTGTCAGGTTAATACGAGGGTCTAATCGGGATGATTGCAAGGCGGCAGACATTGGTACTAGACCGTCTTGGGTTAGCAATAACAAGTCACCAGCAAATTTAAAGAAACAGCGTCTAGCAAAGGTTTGACCCATCTGCCATACACCGACTTCACTCCAAGCATTAGAATCGCTAGGGTTTGTACCCTTATAAACCATGACTTCACCCATACTGGTTACAAAAGCGGATAGGTCATCTACGCCATAACCAGCATCTAGTGTCCATGTACCCATTGCTTGCAGATAACCGCCTGAACGGGCAATAGCACCTAAATTAAAGTCTAGTGCCGTACCACCAATAGATTGCACAGGCAAATACCAAAATGTCATGCTGTCTTTTTGTACAAAAAACAGTCTGTTTTGGCACATATTAATGTTTACTAGGGTATTACTATTTACCCCTGCTATACCAATAACGGTATAAATACCCACCACAGTAGCATTTGCCGCTGGTGCGGTTGCCATTGTGTAAGTAAAAGTAGTTGTTCCAGTAACGGTAATGTAGTAAGTACCGTTGTAATTAGATTCTGTAGCACCGCTAATGCTGACCCGATTTCCTGTGGCAAGACCGTGAGCCGTAGCTGTTGTAACGGTAGCCGTTAGGTTTCCTGCTCCACCCCTAGTAATGGTACTAATTGACACGGCTGTGGCTGTAGTAGCCATCTTGTACCAGCGTGTGCCGTCATACAAAATAGCGGCATCTACTCCGTTTACGGCAATTAAAAACTGCCCACCAGCGGTAGTAATCATGCAATGCTGAAATTTACTGTTTCCTAAACCTGTAAAAACAGATGAAGCTACAGAAGTTGATGCGTTATAAATTACCCCGTTAGCAATGGCAAAAAGCGTATTTGTGCCGTCTGCATTGGCGTAATTCATCAAAGTCTGAACTTCGCCAGTAATCCCTGTAGATGCTTGTGAATAGCCTTTTCTAAGGGTTACATCGGTAGGCGTAGGAAAGAAATTGACCAACTGCACCGCATCTAACGGTTGCATTTCAGCCAAAGAATCCCTAGCGTTCCATCCCCCAATAGGGGCGGCTAAAGAAGTAGTTTTAGCGGTAAAGCGTTTAGCAACCGCCATAATTAGCTACCGTAGCCAGTATCAGGGATGTTTGCCCAGCCAATCAATACAGCACTTGGAGCAGGAGCAAAAGATAGGGTAGCTGATCCTTTGTCGTTAGCCTTAGCAACGCTTAGGTAACGATTGTAATCTTGTTGCAACGCAGTAGTATCAAATGACTTGATTTGAAAATATTTAAGTTTAGTCAACAACACCATTACGGTGTTATCTAATACAGTTGTATCGGTATCGGCTGTAAAGCTGTTCTTAACAACATTAGCGGCACTTCTAGCCCAACCTCTAGAACGGTATTCAAACCCTAGATATTCTTGGGTATTGTAGGGTGGCCATATCTGAAAAGTATTGCCTAAGATTCTCCAACGAACCCGTGGGCCTGTTGAGATATAACCCGATTTAAGCCATTGCCATTGTTGTGCATCTACAGGGCCAAGCATCTGCCAATGCTTAGTCTTATCCCAATGGGTATTGTCTGTAATGGTTTCGTAATCAGGCGGCAAGTCGTAAATAGTCTTACTGAAAGTTACAGAACCACCTACGCTGGTTGCTGAAGCTAACTGACTAGTATTCAGACTAGTTGAAGTTAAAACCTCATCAACATAAGTATCTTGGGGAATACTTGTTCCCACGATTGAATAAGTGTTGTCCAGCCCTGTAGTACTAGGAATGTTATCTAATAGATAAGAACCATTCGTAGTATTACAGGTCGTGGTTATTGCAGTTGTATAGAACCGATACTCAAGTTCTAAGGCTTGCCAATCATGCTCCTTAACCAAATCATATCCAGCACGGTTCATCAGGGCAAGAATCTGTTGCACATCTTGACTGGTGTTTCCTGCTACATAAGTTGGAACGGCTAAGTTTAGTTCAGCGGTGACTTGCTGTACTAATTCGAGCATGGTATATGACATTTTTAGGCTTCCTCTGTGGCTTCCGCTTTACGCTTACGGGGTTTCTTTTCACCAACAGCGGCAAGTATAGCGGTCATCTGATCTTGCATCTGAGCCAGCTTCGCATCTGTTTCAGCCTTTATTTTAGCAGTTTCTTCATTTTTTTTGGCAAGTTCTTCTTTTAAATTGTTAATTTCTTGCTCTCTTTTGTCAGTTTCTGCTGAAGCTGTAGCTAGATTTAAAAATGCCTTTGCCTTATCACGGAACGCATAGGGTGACATTCCTGCCGCCATACCAATACGCTGTAATTGCTGATCTGATGCGTTTGCTACCGCTTCTACCGTGTGAAACTTCATAGCACGGAGTTCTTCTGCCTGTGATTTAGATATTAAAGGCCATTCTGTCAATGGAGTTCCCTCGTATCCTTGATCGTCAGCACCAAGTTTGTTTTGATATGCCGCCCAATGTAGGGGAAAACGCTGTTTATGGCTTTCTAAGGCAAATGTATCAATTTCGGTCAAAGTATCGCCAGCAACGCAAATATGTACAAAATCAAACTCTTTGTATATTGGTCTGCCAGCTTCTGCGGAAGCATCATCCTGTTTTACTGGTCGCTTGTAGAAACGAACTTGTAATCGGGAATCTGCATTTTGCTCATCTGATGGTAAAGGCATTTTTAAATCTCCTAAGTAGTTAGGTAAAAGTTAAAAGAAAAAGGGGCTATCCTTTTGAGATAACCCCTCGTTTTTACTACAATTTAGCGTTTTAAGCTAATCAAACAGAAGCCTTGCTAAACCAGCCATAATCGCCTGATGCCATAGAAGCACCTGACAAGTATGTACCTGCACCCAAAGTTGCTTGGAATGTAGATGCGTTGATTACACAAGTAGCTGTTGATGTTCCAATTGCTACAGCGGCTTGTGCAAACACATAACGAAAGCCGTCAGAACCGAACACTTCAGCACCAGTAGGGCCAAATGTAGGGATTGCTGTACCAGCAGAGTTAGGGTTTGTATTAGCTACGTTGGCTAAATCAATGCCAGCTAAAGGGGTAATGGTATATGCCATGATATATTTTCCTTTCGAATCAATGGATTAAGTTGTCAAAACGCCTTGTAAGAAGCTGTTTGAGCAAGTTAAATTACCAGCCCAACCATACAACTTAACAATAGCATCTTGGTTGATCGATTGACGCTCGCCACCGATAGGAACGAAATTACGCTCTTTGTGTGGGCGTAGGAAAATGTAGTTTGTGTTTAGCAAATACATATATGTTGCGTTCTCTTGAGCACCGTAACCGCCACCCAAGATCACGTCAGCAGACATACCGCCACCGTAGAACTTGAGGGAAGCAAAACCAGCCGCACCTTCTTCTACACCTGCAATACGCTGAATAGCCTGTAAAGACTGAACATAGTATGAGTAGAAAGTGTTACCAGCAACGATTGTGTCAACCTTATCAGTTCCACGAACGGATTTGATAGCGGCATCAGTCATTTTAGCTTGAATGTTTGCGTAACCAGTTACACCAGTTGTCGCTTGATTCTGCCAAAATGTCCAGTTTGCACGGTTAATACCACCGTATGTGCCTGATGTTGGGGAAGTGCTGACAGCGGCCGCAAGTCCTGTGATGTTCTTGCCACCATTGCCTGTTCCGTCACCATAAATATCGGTAGAAATACGGTTTAGCAAACGAGCTTCAGAAACTTGCATACGACCATCTAACAAGTCAATGATTTGCTCTTTGCTTGAGTTCTGCAACATTTCTAGACCACTCATTGTTACGCTATCAGCGTATTGGGTGATTGAAAATTGAGCCGCAGAGATTGGGCTATCAGGGGTGATGTTCAATACTTCATAGCCACTATAAGAGTTAGCATTGTTAGTATTTGGATCGTTGTACATGATTTCCTGAAGGATTACATTACCGCCAGAAAAAGGTTGCACATTCCCTTTAGCGTTCAAACGCTGTAGGATTGCATTGTTTTGTGTTAAGTTATCTGCCAATACTCCACTACGACTTTGAATGGTGGTAGCGATAATATCGGTAATTGCACTATTAGCAAATGCCATGATATTTCCTTTATAAAATTAAGTTAAACCCGACCACCCTCTACATCGGCTAAAGAAGCCAATAGTAAGGATCGTCTATCCTTTGCATCTCCCTTAGACACCTGACCGCTAGGAGTAACGGACTTTGGACTAACAGCAGTTGCTTTAGCTTTTGCTACTTGTTGTGCCTTAGATGCTTGAGTACTTGCCGATTTCAGGAGTTTTTCCTGTTCTAGCTTGTACGCTTCATCGTTCATACGCACAGCTTTTGCATAAGCCGTTTCTAGGTTTGGGGCTAAACCTCGCTCAAGTAATTGAGCCATATCTTCCCGTACCATTTCAAAGTGCGGAAACCGCTCTCTGTCACTACTTACTCGACTGATTTCTTGGGTCAATCGAGCATTTTCCTCTTGCTCCCGTATTGCCGACAGTTGCTGAACTTGTTGCTGGGTAGCTTGAAGTTGTTGCATTAACTGTTGTTGGTACGGGTCTACATACGCCTGTTCAGGCATTTGTAAGCTATCTGAATTTAATTGTATTCCATAATCTTGTGCAAGTCTATTAAAGGCTTGTATCTTTTGTTCGTAAGTTCCGTTGGCTAAAGTGTAATGTGCTCTACCTAAGTTATTAATCCATGCGGCAGGATGAATACCATGCTTTTGAAGTTCAGGAATAAAAGGCCCTATTGCATCGG